GAACGCCATATTACACAGTATACTCCTCTGGAACAAAATCGTCAACAGCACCCACAACATCGGCCCAATCCCAGAAGTTGACTTCCACGCTGGGATCGTCAATCGGCTCGACCATCGGCTCCACAATATCCGCATCGGCAAGAGCGGAGAGAATCGCGTTGACATCATCAAAATCGTATCGCATGGTTTCTTTCTCCTTGTGTGATTGATTCTATACCTTAGATCGTCAACTGTCAAGGGGCAACTTGAAAAATTATTTGACTACGTAATTCGCTTGCATAGCCAAATGCAGATCACGCAGATTCCTGTAGTGGCCAATATGGGTCAACACAGGTTCTTTATGGTACAGCACGAAGTGGTTGTTGTCAAGAGGCTTTGGGATATAAACCACACGAAACCCCATCAGATCAGCATCAAATTCCAGATCAGCAATTTCAGTCTTATTCAGCAATCTCATCTTTCACTCTTCTTTCTTCTCTCAAGTATATACTATATATCGGCCCGTGTCAAGCAAAATCTTCAGAGAATTTTCAAAATATTTTTGGCACAGCTTTTGCGTCATGACTTGACGTAAGTGTATGCCAGCAAAGGACTTACGCTTCGCGGGGCGGCGGCGATTCGCCCTAAGTCCTTGTGGGATATAGACTTAGAGCGAGTGTCGCGTTTTTTAGAACATGCAGGCCATGCCCGTACTGTACAAAAGTCTACCGAAAATCGAACGGTAGCAATCTCTCACACGTTCAGCGTAAAAGTTACGAATTTCACCGTTTGACAATTCGCAAGTGACAAGCGTGTTACTACGCTCAAACTGGCTATCATGTCTACGATAGTTACTCGTAGCGTTCAGATAACCAATCTGCTCTTTCATATCACGCTTAGAGATTACCTTGGCAAGATAACGCTCATACTCTCCCGTGAGAGGCTGGAGATAATGGAAGTTATAAACTTCACCAAGATTCGCAGAAGACAGCGAACCGTACACTCCACGATACACACAATAAAAAGTCAGACAGAACACAACCGCAGCAACCAAACAAATCATCAGAAAATCACTCATACTAAAACACCTCTTTTGCTAATTGAAAAACACTTACGCTAGTCTACTATACTTATCGGCAGTTGTCAAGCTTCAACTTGAGAAAAACTTTCTTCCCAATATTTTTCTACTTCTGCCAGTTCTATTCCGCTATCATTCCATGCCACACCATCGGGCGTTTCGAATCTAACGGGATGATGTTCGAAAACTTCACGCAGGAAAATCTTGAAACGCTCATAAGACTCACAACGTTGTGCTAGACCATACAACATTTCATCGTTACTAATCCACAAGCAAACATTCCACGTTTGATAATTTGCATAGCCGTTATACATACTCATACCTTCACAATTCCAAGAACGTCACAGTTGTTAATATACCACGCCATCTTACGCAGGCTGCTAGTTATCACTAGCGTTTCCAAGTTTTCATCACACAAAGCATATCCTTCAGACTTAATAAGAATATGCAAATCATTCTCACGGGCCATCTTTACAATTTCTTTGAATGTTAGTGTGTCCATTTTCAATCCTCAAAGGGTGACATTTCATCTTCAGCGAGACTAGCATACTGCACGATCAGTGCTTCAACACGTTCAGCACTTCCCGGCTTTCCAACCTTATAACGCATCTTATCTTCACCGCCAACATATCGCGGATCGACACTTTCAGTCTTACGCTTTCCGATATTCTTGAGAGCGGTACGATTGAACTTGATTACCTTTTCAACTTGCACCATTTCACCATCGATGCTCTTGACAGCGGTGGGAAGTGCAATTCCAAGGAAACACAGACGAGCTTGACGCTTTGCTTTTTCAATGATGGGAAACTTGTTTTTCATTTTCTTTCTTTCTCTTTCTTTCTTGTTCTTCTATTATACAGTATCGGCTTTTAGTTGTCAAGCCTTGAATCTTGCAATTTCTTCATCAATGATTTCATTGAGTCTCTTTTCGCTAAGAGGCTTTGCACCAATCTTGGCGAAACTTTCTTGAATTTCAGCAATCATCTTTTCTCTATCAATCATCTCTATCTCTCTTTCTCTTTCTAACATTATACCACACTTTTTTTATTTGTCAAGCCCTATTTTTTTGCAACCAGATCGATTTTTACGATTTCTTTGGTATCGAAACCCTGAGAACGCATGTATGCGTAAACTGCACGATCACTACCACAACGATAAACCCTATAGGCTTTTCCATTCTTCATGTGTACGAGATGATCGTAGATGTAGATAGGCTTGAGGGATTCGGTAAAAGTCTTGATATTCATTTTCTTTCTCTTTCTTTCTTCTTTTTCTTCTTTTTCTACCTCTATATAGTGCATCTTCCGTGCCAATCAAAAAAAGATTTTTGTGCCATTTTTCCCGTGAAAAACACACTATGCCAGAGTGGCAGTGTAGCATTTTGCTTCAGCGTTTTGCATTTTGCATTGCATTTTGCAATTCGTCGTAAGTCGTTGGTAGCAAAGGAGTTACGTCAAATTTGGCCCGCCCGCCTTGTCGTAAGTCCTTATGCTGTAAGGAGATACGTCGCAAGGCAACCAAGAAAGAATGAGAAGCCCCACAAGCTATACATCTGTTCATTCGTCATTGTCGTGGTTTTCCAATTCGTAGATCATTTTCATAGTGGTATAGCACAATGCCACACCAACAACATATCCAAGAGTCACACTAACAAAGTCTATACTGTACATCCTTGCACCTCGTTGTTTTTAGTCGCCGTATCCAACCCAAAAATCATCGCCCTTATCATTCTTCATGAGAGTATAGCCCCTTGCCCTCATCTCATCATATTCCTTAAAACGCTGCCATACTTCGCACAACGTTTCCATTACAGTCAGGAAAGCACCCATGACCCACACGAAAGGATATTGAATCATTCTCATAGTTTTCTTTCTAGACGTTAGTTGGATTAGACCGATAATACTTCGCCCAAAGGTCATCCATCACAAACTGGACAACCCTATCGTGCGAACCGCGACAAACGTAATATCCCATATGGATATCGAACAGGGCGAACGTACCATCCATCTGAGGATGATAGCTAAACCCACACTTATAGGCATAAGCCTGAATCTTACCCTTGACAGTTGCAATCTTTGGAGGCTTTCTCATTTTCATTCTCTCTTTCTCTCTTACTTCTTATATCGACATTATACAGCACATTCTTTAGATTGCAAGCGAAAAATTCCAAGAATATTGTCAAGAGAATTTGACACTAATTCCCCCGATTTTTCCACACATTGGCACAGTAATTGCTGTATGCAACTCCCGTGCCATGCGTGGCGCTAGCTGGTTATATAGGGAAATACATCCTAAGTCTATACTACATAAGGAGTTACGTCAAATTACCGCCGCCCGCCTCGCCCTAAGTCCTTACGCTGCAAGGTTTTACGTCTACTCTACCATATCCATGTCTTATCATCCTTAACATTCATACCATCTACGTATGGTGTACCATCGTTCAGATACCATTCACCCTTCTTCTGGTACACGCGTACAGGTGAATACTGATTAATCCTATCCTTAGTGGTACTGGTATACCATCCACCTGTATTAAGTGTTGCACTGTTATCGTAATGAATACGTACAACGCATGTACCATGTAGCATAATGCCTACGCTACCATCGGGCAATATCTCCGCATATGTATTGTTACCTACCTTGCGAGTAGTGCGCTTAGTCTTACCATGCACCATGTTAGTAGCTTCGTAGTGTGTCATTCTATATACCTTAGTGTGTGTGTGTGTGTGTTAGTCGTTCAGTATAGATTGAATAGCGTTACCTACCTCATGTGCAGTATAGCTACAAAAGCCTGCACCACAAATCAACGCAAACAACTGAACATATTCGATCATCGTAATCATTCTATATACCTTATTTCTTAGAGAATCGTACCATCGCCACGAATGCGATACATGATACCGCCTACACTATACAAACAAATACCCTCGCCCATGTGCTGTACAAATGTAGCAGAATAACCATGACGAGCGACAAGGCGGCGAATTGTGTGTTGTACTTGAATGGTCATTGTGTTTCCTTTTCTCTTGTGCTGATATTATACAGTATGGGCTATGGGTTGTCAATAGTCGATAATTTTATTTGCGACATTGAATCGAATCAACCCAGAGACATTACGGTTAGTGAGAAGGTTACTCGTAACATCCTTACCATCACGCAAGATAGTCTGGATAACAAATGCACCACTACGATAAACCTTGAAGGTTGCAGTAGTGTTGCCAAATTTCATCGTATGCCAAGTTTCGTAAGTAACCATTTTCTTTTTCCTTTTTCCTTTTCTCTTGTTTCTCTATTATATAGTATCGGTCGGCCTGTGTCAAGTACCTTAGATTTTCCAGTGAGAAAATTTCAGGGTGAAAGCTTGACCCGGATACTTGCTAGCGATGTACGCTTGTGCAGTCTCTTTGCGATTGTCAGAAGCGGAAACGCCCTGAACAACCGTACCGTTAATGATCACCTTCCAGATTCGACGCTTGCGAATCTTGGGGAGACTGCTGATGAAACCGTTGACGCTTTGAACCTTTTCCATTTTTCTATCCTTTTCTCTATCGTTCTCTTCTACTACCATTATACAGTATATATCGGCGTTGTCAAGGGAAATCTTCAGATTTTTCCAAAATTATTTTCTTTTGATGTAAGTGGTTGATATCATTGGACTTACGGCGATTTTGGCCCACTATGTATGCTCTAAGTCCTTGGTACGTAAGGACTTACGGTGGGGGTTTTATCTTAGAAAACGGAAGCTGCCAAACTGGCAGAAAACCTCGGGGTGGTCCAAAAACAATAGGAAACAAATAACATTAATGTATTACCCAATCCATTAGCATCACACGATCCTTCTAACTCGCATACGACTCAACAGTACCCCATTCTCGTATATTTCAACATTGTTCCAACCCCTACGAAACATACTCCTTCTTAACGGTTCACTGAACTGCCCAATAGTTGTAAACGTTTTAGCTTCCCGCCCGTTGATCACAACAGAAATATCAGCAGGATACGGCTGCTTAATTACTCCAAACACTTTGGTTAATGTCGCTTTAACTACACTTGGCTCTGCCGGTATGGAAATATAATCAATTTTATCTAAATCTATTGATAACCTCACAGCATTATTAGCATCTAAAACCCCGCCCGACACTACTTTATCTGTTAAGGATGGTAACAAATTCACGCTACTTAACAGATCCATCTTGATCTCACTTATCGTCATACTGTGATTTGCACTCTTCATGAGTCCAATTGTGCCAGTTACGAATGGTGCAGCCATACTTGTTCCGCTTAAATATCCATATCTATTATTTGGTAATGTACTATATATCACACTACCCGGAGATGCCAAGTCCACACTATTCTTTCCATAATTAGAAAACCCCACTAGATTGTTCTTACTGTAGTAGCCCAAAGCACCCACGCTCACTACGTTATTAGACGGAAAACATGAAGGATATGATGGAGTTAAATCAGTGTTCCTAGCAGAGTTACCAGCCGCAGCAACAAACATAATCTCATTCTTATTAAGATTTTCTACTTCTTGATATAGCATATTTGAAAATCCTGTACCACCACCCCAGCTAGCATTTACAGCGACAATATTCACATTATACTTTTCTTTCATCATGTTAACGTATTTAATAGCTTGTATTGCCCCACCAGTATTTCCCACTCCTCTATCATCTAGAAACTTTAGTGGCATTATAGATATTGTTGGAGCAACTTGAGCCACGATGCCAGCAACATGCGTTCCATGCCCATATTTATCTGTAGGGTCGTTTGTATTATTTGCAAAATTCCATCCATTTATATCATCTATATATCCGTTCCCCTCATCGTCAATCCCGTTGTTTGCAATCTCGCCTTTATTTACCCACACATTACCCAACTTAGTATTCATTCCACTATCAATAATTGCTACTACGATATCTGGCGATCCTCTTGTTATAGTATGAGCTAAATGTAGATTAATTTGCTCTAAACCCCACGTATTCAAACTCAACATTTGTCTAGAATTTAATTGTTCAAAATGTAACATGAGAGTCCCTTCTTGTTTTTAGAGTTACGTCCTTAATATATAATACAACAACCTCCAATAAAAAACCATATTTTTTGCTACATTTCGTCTAAGAGTGTATAATACCATGAGGAGATTCTAATATGAATGAAAAGAAACAATTAGATTGTGAATTGAATTGTAAAGCTACAGCCGAAGTCAAGCGATCCGTCATGGTGGACTTGGAACAGCCAGACGTTCCAATGGAAGAATTACTAAAGGAACTTGAGGACGATGAAGCTAAAGACAACACCGATTCAGATTCTTGAACGTGGATTGCCCACAGAAAACTCCTGCGATATATTTCTATCTGGTACTGAACAGGTATGTGAATATTTTCCAGAGCTTCGTTATCAAAAAAATCCCCCCTGTTCTTCTAATAACAGTTTTCTAGTCGCTTTTGGATTAGATCACAAGTTTTACTACAGGCTTGAAAAGTATAATAAGCGCAAGCTAATTGACCTAGAGATAGGTATAGGCCATCTCTTTCAAGAAGCCCCCAATATTATTCTTCTTAAACGATCTCAGCCCTTGCTATATAAGCACGGTGACGAGCAGATTGGCCCCGTTGTAAGACCAGTTAATGCTTTTGGATGTCACGATCCTGACGATTACTTAGTTGTTCACTCTTATCACGCCCACTCTCTTCCAGAATTATTAGTTGACCCCCACTCATTAATAGTTTCTATTCCAGATAACCCCGTCAATATCGTCAATGTAGATGAAAACTCCCTTATTGGAAGACTTGATGGTAATGTTACCTCACTTTCTATTTCAGATATATGCACCAAAGCCACCAATCTGCTACTTGACTGCACTAAACAAATTATCTTATCCTGCTCTCAACTAGACGTTAAGAAGTTAAAAACCAAAATATTACAGTTGACCCCAAGTAAACCAGCGCAAATAAAAAAAGGCAGCATCATTTACAATGAAGAACACGACACTATTCAATACTTCGACGGATCTCGTTGGCGAACACTATTATGGAGATTCGAAGACGAATGAAGATACCAAAAAATATGTCAGAAAAAGAAGTAATGCAAAAGATATTATTAGTAGTAGACCGTATTGCTCCCAAGTATACCTTCAATGGTTATGACGTTGATGATATAAAGCAAGAAGCTTATATTATATGCATGGACGCCCTTGATCGCTATGACGAAGCCCGCCCCCTTGAAAACTTCCTATCAGTCAATCTATCTAATCGACTCAAGAATTTCGTCCGCGACAACTATTTTACTAAGAATGATACCGAAAAGAAAAAGATCTTAAACCCCTCACAATTATCTTATGATGACTGTCTTGAGACTGAAGACGATGATGTAGATATTAATATAGATGTCTCCCACATGAGTAAAGTTATTGACCAACACCTCCCGTCAAAATGCCGCTCAGACTATTTAAAGATCCTCAGTGATGTTTATGTACCAAAGAAACGTAAAGCGGAAATTATCTCACTTATCAAGAATATAATGAAAGACCACGGAAATGCGTAAGGGGCGAATTTCAAAAGAAGAAGAGAGATTTATATCTCGCAATGCCGAGTCTATGACTTTAGAAGATATAGCTAAATCTCTAGACCGGGACGTTGATTCTGTCGAACAGTTCATGAAGAGGAAGCTTAAGCACGGACTTTCACTGGAAGAAGAAGCTGCTTTCTCTCTTGAAGATCGCCCGTACTGGATAGAATTGCAAAGCCAATTCACAAATGATGAGTTGGAACTATTTAAATATCACTGGAGCCGCATTATCGCCCAGTTTAAAGATGACGTTTTCCCAACAGAAGAGTTGCAAGTTATAGACGTTATCAAATTGGAACTTTTGATGAACAGGTGTCTAAAGGGAAATAAAGATAATATTCAACAGATTTCCACCTATGAAACTATGGTTAAAGATGAGCGGTCTAAAGATAAAGACGATCAAGACCTAGATTATATTATTAACTTAGAAAGACAGATAGCTTCCTTACGGGCTTCACAAGAAAGTCTAAACAGGGACTACCGTGAGCTTCAAACTAAGAAAGCTAGTATGTTGCGCGAGATGAAGGGTACGCGCGAACAGCGAATTAAGAGACTAGAAGATAGCAAGCAGAGTTTCATTTCGTGGGTGGCTAATATGATGCAAGACCCAGAGACTATGAAGCAGTACGGGATTGAGATGGAGAAGATGAAGATGGCTATGTTAAAAGAGAAGGAACGCTTAAGCGCGTTCCATAAGTATGAGGACGGGCTGGTTGATCAGCCGTTTTTAACCCCAGACACTGTACAGGAATAAAGGAGTATATTTTGATAGAGCAAGTTCAACGTTCACTATTCACAGTAGATCAAAATACTAAGCTGAATCAAAAAGCTTTACAAATGAGTGGCATGTCTAGCTTTAAGGTTCGAAATTTTCTTAACAAACTTCTTGAGATACCAGATGCTAGGTATTTAGAAATTGGTGTGTGGCAGGGTGCAACTTTTTATTCAGCACTATATGGTAATTCTCCTCAGTTCGCCGTTGCAATAGATAACTTCTCACAATTTGAAGGAAGTGAACAAATATTTCAGGCAAATTTAAACGATGTTGGAGTTCCTTTTGAATTTATTAACTCTGACTCTTTCGCTACTAAAGACAAATTACAATCAAAAAAATTCAACATATACTTCTACGACGGTTGCCATTTAGAATCTAGTCAATTCAAAGCTATAGAATATTACTATGACAACATGGACGATGAATTTATATACATGTGCGACGATTGGAATTGGCCCGACGTTAAAAATGGAACATCAAGAGCGATACAATCAAAAAATCTCTCTATTGTTAAAGAGTGGGATTTGCCAGCAAACGGAAATGGCGACTTAGAAAATTGGTGGAATGGACTATGGGTAGCAATACTAAGGAAAAACAAATGAAAAGTGCAATTATATTTGGAGTAACCGGACAGGATGGAAGCCATCTCGCAGATCTTTTACTATCAAAGGATTATCATGTTATTGGGGTTTCAAGAAGAACCAGCACAGATAATACTCAAAGAATAAAGCACCTAGAAGGATCACAAAGGTTCAAGCTGGTCGAAGGCGACATTACGGATGTAAGTAGTGTAATTAATATCTTTAGAAATTACGACGATGTAGATGAAATCTATAATCTAGCCGCACAATCGCATGTTGGAACTTCATTTAAGCAACCAGCCCTTACTTGGGATATTACTGGCAAGGGTTGTATCAACCTATTACAAGGAATCGTTGACTGTCATATGTTTGGCGCACGATTTTATCAAGCTTCTTCCAGCGAAATGTTTGGTAGTTCTTATGATGTTGACAATCATGGTAATAAATATCAAGATGAAAATACCAAGTTTATGCCGAATTCTCCATATGCCATTGCAAAATGCGCCGCTCATTATGCTGTAAGAATGTACAGGGACGCATATAGCTTACATGCAAGTGCCGGAATATTATTTAATCACGAAGGCCCGCGAAGGGGTGATAACTTTGTGACCAAAAAGATAACCAACTGGATAAAAGACTTCTCATCTTGGATGCACAAATACGAAATAAAGCCAGAACACATGTGTCCATCTGGAGACTACATTTATGGACCAGTACAAGGCATGAGCTTTAAAAAATTAAGACTTGGCAACATAGACACGTATAGAGATTGGGGCTACGCTGGTGACTACGTAGAGGCCATGTGGTTGATGTTACAGCAAGAGCATCCAGACGATTATGTAGTATGCACAGAACAAACGCACACCGTAGCTGAATTTTTAGATATAGCCTTTAACTCTCTAGGCTTACCGGCTTGGAGAGATTATATAGTAATAGATCCCGAGTTTTATCGACCATCTGAAGTCACATATCTGAAAGGGAGTTTTAAGAAAGCCAAGGAAAAGCTAGGGTGGACGCCCAGCCACGATCTAGAGGGCTTAATTAAGCTTATGCTACTTAACGGAAATGAGAAACTTTAGACTGTCAATAGATTTATCAGACCTATACATAGAGCTTAAAAGCTTTTCCCTTAGAGAATATAGTTTACCATTTTCATTGATTTTCGTAGAAGCAAACGACCCAGATGATGCCTGTTATACTGTGCTTATTAAATTAATGAAATTGTTAATGGATCAAGACCCGTCGCTTAAAACTAGAATACTATGCAAAAAAATTAAAAAACACATGAGAATAGATAAAATAGCACAATTATGAAAAGGAACTATAACGATGAAGCATACACCCAGTGGCGCAAAGATGTACTAAAAAGAGATGGAAAAAAATGTAAAATGCCGGGGTGTAAGTCTAGAATTAATTTACAGGTTCACCACATACAAAAATGGTCAACCGCTAGCGCACTAAGATACGACTTATCTAACGGGATTACTTTATGTAGAAAATGTCATGATTCTATTAAAGGTCAAGAAAATCATTATGTTCATGTATTCAAATTAATATTGGATAATTTATGAGTGAAACTAAAAAATTTATGGTCATCAAAGATACCCGCGAACAAGACGGATATTACTTTAAAGACTATAATACTTGTGGTGGGATGATTGAGCGTAAGCTTGATACCGGCGACTACTCTATAGAGGGATTAGAAGACAAAATATGTATAGAGCGCAAGGGCTGCGTAGAAGAATTGGCTACAAATCTGGGTCAAAAGAAGTACGCTTTCCTAGACGAAATAGAGCGCATGAAGCCATTCCCTCACAAGTTTCTAGTTCTAGAATTTACCTTTGAAGAATTGGCAAAATTCCCAGAAGAAACTAGGATACCATTAAAAAACAAAGCATCAGTCAAAATCACGGGCAAGTATATGATGAAATGCTTGTTCGAATTCGCACTATATAACAACGTACAGGTTATTTTCTGTGGAAATAAATACAACGGATTCTTGGCTGTTAGTAGCATTCTTAAGCGAGTTCATGAAATGTACACAACTGGAAGGAAAACTTAACATGGAACCAGAACTTCTGAAAGATTTTCACGACTATGGTGCCAATATTAACACCAGAGAAATCTTTCTACATAACCATTATCACGCTGAAGATAATCAAAACCCCGGCGTTGAATACAGAATGTCTAACACTTTTATTAAAAACCTTAGAGCGTTAGATCTTAGAAATAATAATCCAATCACAATACATATGCAAAGTGTTGGTGGAGAATGGCCAGATGGTATGGCTATTTTTGATGCTATAGCAATGTGTAGATCATATGTTAGCATTATAGTCTATGGACAAGCAGAGTCAATGAGTAGCATTATACTACAATCAGCAGACTATCGATATATGACTCCTAATTCATATTTTATGAGCCACTATGGTTCTACGGCGGTTGGTTCAGATTATCTAAGTGTTCAGAACTTTGTTGATTATGAACGAAGGTGCGCTAGCGTTATGTTTGATTTATATGCAAAGCGATGCGTAGAGGGGCAGTTCTTTAAGGACAAGTTTGGCAAGAAGCCCAGCGAAAAACAAGTTAAGCAATATCTTATTCGAAAGCTGAAATCTGGAGATTGGTATTTGAACGCAGAAGAAGCAGTCTATTACGGATTTGCAGACGCGATACTCACGGATTGGAATAGGAATGAGTGAAGCTAAACTCAAAAAAATAGATGAGGCTTGGCTTGGGCTAGATTCTGTAGATACAGATCTATTTAACCCAATGAGCATCTTGCGACCAAGCGAAGATGACTTTCATTTGAAACTCGCTTGGCTTATGACTAGGCCAGAGTATCTATCGTTTTTTTGTCATCACATCTTAAACGTTCAGCTATTACCATCTCAGGCTTTAGTGCTAGATGAAGTTTGGAATAGAAAATTTCCAATGCTTATTGCTAGCCGAGGATTTGGTAAGTCTTTCATGCTATCTTTATACGCTATGCTTAGAGCTTTGGTTTTACCGCGACGAAAGATCGTCGTTGTTGGTGCAGCGTTTAGGCAGTCCAAGGTTATTTTCGAATACATGGAAACTATTTGGCGCAATTCTCCAATGTTAAGGGATATATGCGATGCCGACAGCGGACCAAGACGAGATACAGATAGGTGCGTAATGAGGCTTAATGAAAGCACTATTACTTGTTTACCACTTGGTGATGGTCAAAAAATTAGAGGTCAAAGAGCCAATGATATTATCAGCGATGAGTTTGCTTCTATTCCTAGAGATATTTTTGAAAACGTTGTTGCTGGTTTCGCCGCAGTTAGTGCTGATCCAGTGGCAAATGTTAAACGTCTTGCTGCAAAACAAAAAGCAGAAGAATTAGGAATTATAATAGAAGATGATAAGTCTTCTTCAAGACAATCTAAAGATAACCAGATCGTGTTATCTGGCACGGCATATTATGATTTTAATCATTTTGCAACTTACTGGAAAAAATGGAAAGCTATCATTAAGAGTCAAGGCAATCCCGCTAAACTAAGAGAAGTGTTTGGTGGCGAAGATTATCCAGAAACTTTTGATTGGACTCAATATTCAATCATACGTATGCCATACGAGTTATTACCAAAGGGTTTCATGGATGCAGACCAAGTTGCTAGATCAAAAGCTACTGTACATACTGGTATTTACCAAATGGAATACGGCGCATGTTTCACAAGAGACAGCCAAGGATTCTTTAAGAGATCATTAATTGAGTCTTGCGTTATCTCTCAAGAGAATGAGATCAAAGATAGCAAGGGTACTCCAATCCATTTCGAAGCTAATTTAATTGGCGATCCAAATAAAAAATATATCTTTGGTGTTGACCCAGCTTCAGAAGTAGATAATTTTAGCATTGTTGTGCTTGAAGTAAATCCAGATCACAGAAGAATTGTACATTGCTGGACCACCACAAGGTCAGAACATAAAGAGAAAGTCAAGAAGGGGTATTCTAATGAAACTGACTTCTATTCTTATTGCGCAAGAAAAATAAGAGACTTAATGTTACTATACCCGTGCGTACATATCGCTATCGACGCTCAAGGTGGTGGTGTTGCTGTAACAGAATCTCTGCACGATCAAGATAAAATAAAGCCGGGAGAGCTTCCCATGTGGCCTACAATTGATGATGATAAACCAAAAGATACTGACGGCGAACGCGGCTTGCATATTATAGAGATGTGCCAATTTGCCAAGTACGAATGGTTATCAGAAGCAAATCACGGAATGAGAAAAGACTTTGAGGATAAAGTTTTATTGTTTCCATTCTTTGACGCTGTTAGTTTAGGTCTATCAAATGCTCAAGACGATATTAAGCACAGGATGTTTGATACATTAGAAGAGTGCGTTATGGATATTGAAGAATTAAAAGATGAGCTTTCTATGATACAAATGACTCAGACTAATAATGGTAGAGATAGGTGGGATACCCCAGAAGTTGTTGTTGGCACTGGTAAAAAGAGCAAGATGCGTAAAGACCGATATTCCGCGCTTTTAATGGCCAATATGGCCGCTAGAGTATTGCAGAGAACTCCAGAACAAGAAGCTTACAACTTCTATGGTGGCTTTGCAACTGGCAGAGGTGGCGGTGATAAGCCTTCCTATGAAAACGAAAAACTTTATACTGGACCAAGCTGGTTTGCAGATCAAATGAAAGATGTGTATTAGTAATTAGACAATCCAATTAACAATCCAATTACAGAGAAAACTATGAGCAATGAAGAAATGATAACGTGGAATGACGATGACGCATCCAGCAAAACCGATGCTTTTGCTAAATTTTCAGATAATATCTCATCATATGTCGGCTTACCCAAAGCTCAAGGAAATCATTATCGTAACTTCACTGATATTGAACCTAATAGAACTGTAAAACCCGGATTTAATCCTAGTGATTATTATGCTTTTCGTCCAGATGAGGCCGTTCCACACCAACAGCGCCGCGCTATTAAAATGTGCATGGATGCTTATGATAAAGTTGGTATTATTAGAAATATTATTGATCTCATGGGCGATTTTGGTAGCCAAGGCATAGAAATAGTTCACCAAAATAGCAGCGTAGAGAAGTTCTACCAGCAGTGGTTCAGGAGCGTCAATGGTAAAGAAAGGTCAGAGAGATTCTTAAATAATCTCTATAAAGCTGGCAATGTTATTATTTATCGTAGCTATGCTAATATGACTCCAGAATTAACAAAGTATATGAAGGCTTTGTCTAAGGATATTAGAGTTGATGTTCCAACAGTTCCAGCAAACCAAATCCCTTGGCGTTACAACTTCTTCAATCCAATGACTGTTAAAATGATAAACGGTAATCTATCATTATTCATGGGTGCGAAAGACTATACTCTATCAGCTAATACATTCTTGGACAAGTTCCCAAATGGCGATATCCCAAGCACAGTTCTTGATACATTACCGCCAGCTATTAAACAAAGCCTCCAGAGAGGGGAAAAGCAAATACCTCTAGATCAATCTAGACTAAGCGTATTTCATTACAAGAAGGACGATTGGCTACAATGGGCTAACCCCATGATTTATGCTATTCTAGATGATATTATCATGTTAGAAAAGATGAGACTAGCAGACCTATCTGCACTTGATGGTGCTATCTCTAATATTCGTCTTTGGACACTTGGTAGTCTTGAGCATAAGATTCTTCCAAATAAAGCAGCAATTAACAAGCTAAGAGACATTTTAGCTAGTAACGTTGGTGGCGGCACAATGGAATTAGTTTGGGGTCCAGAGCTATCATTCCACGAATCAAACAGCGAAGTTTACAAGTTCTTAGGCTCAGAAAAATATACCGCAGTATTAAATAGCATCTATGCTGGACTAGGTGTTCCACCAACCCTAACTGGAATGGCAACAAATGGCGGTGGCTTTACCAATAACTTCATTTCGCTGAAAACTTTGGTTGAAAGATTGCAGTACGGAAGAGATATGCTTGTAAAATTCTGGGAAAAAGAAATTGAAATAGTCAGAAAGGCTATGGGTTTTAGATATCGCGCTCACATTCAATTTGATCAAATGAGTTTGTCGGATGAAGCTACAGAAAAAAATCTCTTAATACAGTTAGCAGATAGAGATATTATTAGTCATGAAACCATTCTTGAAAGATTCAAGGAAATACCGGAGATTGAAAAAATTAGACTTAAGAGAGAAATATCAGCTAGAGATGAAGGCAAGTCTGCTCCAAAGGCTAGTCCATATCACGATCCAAAGCATAAGCAAAACCTTGAAAAGATTGCTCTACAAAGCGGTAAGGTTACTCCGCAAGATGTTGGACTAAAAACTAGTGTTCCTAAAGATGTCCTTATTCCTAAACCCGTAGTTCCGGGAGCGGGTCCAGTGGCACCTAAATCTAAACCACCCAAAAACAATGGCAGACCACCTTTATCTAATGATACAGGTCCAAGAAAGCAACGCATAGCTAACCCAAAATCAAAGCCGGGAGTTGCAGAATTAGTAGTATGGTCAGAAACTTCTTGGGAACATCTATCTGATATATTAACTAATGCTTATCTTAAGTCTAACAACAAAAAGAATCTTAGGCAATTAACAAAGGCTGAAGTTAATAATCTAGAGCAATTAAAAGTAGATGTTTTAACTAATTTACCTCTTTTTGAAGAAGTTAACGAACAGTCAATAGCACAACTATTATCATCTAACTCTAAAACACCACTAGAGTTTGCAAAACTGCTTAAAAATAACAACATTGTGCTAGAAGACATGCCAATTGACAATTACCGACGAAGTGTTTTAGGTTTATACATAGAGCAAAATTTAACCTAAAAACATACTTGTTTCGGATTTTGTGTATAATGTTTTGAGAGGAAATATATGAAAATATTTAAACAAGAAGTGTTAGATGGTGTCGCTGACAAAGTTCAGGCCGATACTACAGTCGCTTATTGCTCTCAGGCGGTTGTTTGTGAAGCAAATCCAGAAGTAGCTCATAAGATCCAAGCCAGCGCAAACCCCAAGCAAATTGATCTATACTATATTAAATCAATCTTGGTATCAACTGGTTGGAATAAAAATGACGATGTATTTGCTCCAGAACAAACTTGGGCTGCTAGAACAACTCCAGAAGACAAGCAATTCAATTTCATGCATAATGAAAATGACATTATTGGACACATTACTGGTAGTTACGTTGTTGACCGACAGGGCGCGACAATCGCAGCAGACACAGAAACCGCACCAACCGAATTCGACATTATAACAGAAGCAGTTCTATATAATAGTTGGACAAATCCCGACAATCGGGAAAGAATGCAAAAGATCATTGACGAAATCGAACAAGGTAAGTGGTTTGTTTCAATGGAATGTTTATTCGCGGGTTTTGATTACGCGCTAATAGACCAACAGGGCAATCCAAAAGTCATAGCAAGGAATGAACAATCATCATTCTTAACTAAACACTTGAGAGCCTATGGTGGCACAGGTGAATATGAGGGCTACAAGGTAGGCAGATCATTAAGAGATATTTCTTTTTCTGGTAAGGGATTAGTTTCTAGACCAGCTAATCCAAGAAGCATTATCCTTGATTCAAGCAGAGCCTTCCTCGTAAATAAACAAGACGATGTTATTTTAAATGTACCTAAAGGAGAAATTCAAATGTCTGATACCAATTTAGAGCAGATTGTTAACGAAGCTCCAAGCGAGTTAGCTGCTGCAACAGAATCCAATGAGGTCATTAGCACACCAGTTGAAGAAGTTACTCCCAATTATGCGGAAACAATTTCAGCACTTGAAGCTAGCCTCACAGAAAAAACAGAAGCTTTTAAGGCTCTTGAAGAGACACTTAAGGCCCATGAAACTGCAATCAAAGAACTACAAGATGCACTCGCCGCTAAAGACGCCGAGATGATGAACATGAAGAAGAAAGAGAAGAATAGAATGCGCAAGGATAAGCTCATGGCTTCTGGCTTTGAAGAAACAGAAGCTGACGAGTCTCTTTCTCTATATGAAAACTTAGACGATAATGCTTTCGAAGCCATTGTTGCCATGTACAAAAAGAAGATGGCAAAGATGGAAAAGAAATCAGAGTTTAAGGAAAATCTTACCAAGGACGAGAAAAACGAAAGCACTAATCCTAAAGCTGCCGTAGTTGCTTCTGAAGAAACAACAGAAGAAGTAACTGAAACACTTTTTGATGGTGTAAGCTCAACCGAGGCTGCTTTAGTAGATGCTTCTGATGCAAATGATGAACTTCAGTCCACCAGAGCAAGTGTAGCTCAGTGGTTAACCGAAAACGTACTACGTAAGTGATTTACAAGGAGAAATAATTATGGCCCTAAAATCAGATAGATATGAATTTCAGACAGATATTAGTTTCTTTTACAATGCCGGTACTGCTACTCGCGGTGGCGTCGTTGTACATGATACTACGGCTGGCTCTGGCGCAGCAATGGATCAAGGTGTCAACCTTGTGAAGTATGCAGCCGTAACAGCAGCTAGTCGCCCAGTAGGCGTTCTTCTTAACGACGTTGTTAACAAGGATCTTACTCGCACCCATCTTAACCAGCATAAGGATGAAGTGCAAAAGGGTGGCAAGGTGACTGTTCTCCGTAAGGGGTACGTTGTTACTAATAACATTACAGGCACTCCAGTTGCCGGTGATGCAGCTTATGCTTGTCATGTAAACGCTGGTAATCTCCGTCCCGACTCTCCCGGTAGCTCTGGTGTGCTACAAGTCGGTCGCTTCCTTACAAGTAAGGATGCTGACGGTTATGCTAAAGTAGAAGTCAACCTACCCTGAACTAAGTAAATTCTAAAAGGAGAATTAAACATGCCAGAAAACAAAAGACCTAGTGACG